CCATATCCAATTGGTCTTGTTTGTACTAACCACACATACGCATCGCAAGATATGTTTGACCCAGATGATAAGATCAGTGGTGGACAAGGCTTTGTGTACGCAAGTAGTATCGTAGTTGCTATTAAGAAACTAAAACTAAAAGAAGATTTAGACGGTAATAAAGTTTCTACAGTACAAGGTATTAGAGCGGCATGTAAAGTAATGAAGTCGAGATACAGCAAACCGTTTGAAGGTGTACAGATTAAGATTCCTTATGAAACTGGAATGGATCCATATAGCGGTATGGTAGAAATGCTTGAACAAAAAGGCATTATTGAAAAGACAGGCAACAAGTTATTATATGTATCACCTGTAACAGGCGAAGAAATTAAAGAATTCAGAAAAGGCTGGACATCTGAGAAACTTCAGGTAATTATAGACGAATGGGATCAAAATCCTAAAGTAGTTCCAGAAGATGTTGAAGACGATATTGATGAAACTGAATTAGATGATCCTTCAGTATACGAGGAGAACGTAGAATGATTGATATGAGTCTTATAATCGAAACATGGGAAGCAGTGAAACCCTGTGTAAATCCAAAAGATAAAGCAGACGCATGTGCGTCTTTGGTAAGGGTGTTTGACGAAAACGGTTTATTAGATTATGATAAAGTTGGTATTAACGATTGCGACGGTGCGTTAAAGCAGGCAATTGAAGAATACTATGAAGTCGAAGAAAACGACGGCGAAGACGAAGACGAAGACTGGGATTACTAATGGCAGGCTGGTATAACAAAGTTTCAGATAATTTAAGCAATATTATTGATTGCATAGATTACTACGAGGGTGAGTTGCTAGAAGCCAAAAAAGAATGCTACATAAAAGGTAATGTGGAACGTAATAGTGCCGCATTACCTGGCGTTACAGAACATCGCTTTAATCAATTACAAGAGATTGAAGCAATTCTAGAACATATTAATATTCAACTTAGAAAAACTCGTAGTAAGGTATTTAGAAACTTTTTAGAAAGTTATAACAGAACATTAACAAGTAGAGATGCTGACAAATACGTCGACGGCGATGACGATGTTGTTAATTTGACATCATTGGCAAATCAATTTAGTCTGTTAAGAAATCAATATCTAGGTATTATGAAAGGATTAGACACAAAACAATGGCAAATCGGACACATAGTCAAACTGAGAACAGCAGGGATGGAAGACATCTCTCTATAGAGACAATTCGTTCACTGATTGACACATTCAACAAGTCAATTTCAGATCACCTTACAGAAGACGATATAGTAAGGGTTTCTTTAGATGAGACATCTTACAGTATTTTTAGTACGTTTTTTAAATGGTTTCCGTATACCATTACAAATGATCAAAAAGTAAAAACTACTAACACAATAACATTAAACACAGACAATATTGTTGTATTATTTAATGACCAAGAAATATTAATACCTATTGAGTATTGTCGCAATAATAGTATTGAATACAAGCAGACTATAGAAAATTTTTTACAATGGTCTAAATATATTAATATAGATTGTCAATCATATGATAGTTTTACAGATAAACTAAGCGGTATTCTTGTTATGAGAGAATCGCATAGACACCAAATGCAATATTTCAAAGACTGTATTATAACTACTAACAACTGTGAGATGGATACTATTAATGCGTTAGAACAATCTAAAACAGTAGCATTAGCAGTAAATGTTAAAGATAATGTGTTAGATATACAAGGCATAATAGACCACTGTGAGCAATCAGCAGAATTTGTTGCTGGTATTATTATACCCGAAGATGTAAGTGTGACAAAGGAAATAGTAAACCAACTACATAATATAGATTCGTATGTTTATAAACAATGTACATACAAAGAATTAATTGATAGCGACAAATATTTTGATATGGGTGTCGACATAATTGGATTTGGTCCTATAGCAACCACAGATGAACTATCGCCTTTTTTGCCAAACACATCTAGTATTTCATATGGTAGTATATATAACAAACCTGCCCATGAAAGAAGTGTAGCAATCATAGACACATTGGTTACTAATGTATAATTTTATAGCAGTTGGCGGTACATGTCTTAATAGATTAATTAAAATAGATAAGTTAGTTGCTAATGTTTGTAATATCATAGACGCAACATCTTTAGATCATTTTAAAGAGCATTTGGATAAAGGCTTCAAACCAATTTTTAACGGTCTAAATAATAATCCTACAAAAGAATTCAAAGAATATATAGAATATGTAAATGATAATAACATCCATGTATTAATTGACGCAATGTACGAGGCTAACGTAATGAAGTTTCATCATTGCCATATTACATCTCCTACAACATTATTAACAGCAGATTTAAATATGAAACAGCATGACTATTTTGATAATGTAATTGCTATACCATATTTTGTATTACAATCATATATTTTATTCACGCAAGAATATAAAGTTCGACCAATATCCTTTCAAGAGCACATCAACAGCAGTAAGAAATCGTTTCTTTGCCTTAATGGTGTTAATAGAGATAGCAGAAGATATGTGTATGATTATGTACAAGATAATAATTTACTAGATGAAGCAATATTTAGTTTTATAAATCGAATGGCTGGAGAAGATATAATTAGAAAATATCCCACAATATTATTAAAAGACGATGTGCCTAATAATGATGACGGAGTTACATGGGATAATACTTTTAATAGAAACTGGTTTTTAAAAACTTATTTTAATTTGGTTACAGAAAGTTCAGCAAAAAATGACGCATCTGCTGGACCTATGCCTTTACATAACTTTGAGAATACCTTTTTTACAACAGAAAAAACAATGAAGCCAATTTTTAACTGTCATCCTTTTATTTGTATAGCAGACAAAAACTATCATGCTAACTTAAAACAAGCATTTGACTTCGAAATGTATGACGAAATATTTGATTATTCGTTTGACAGTATAAGCGAACATGAACAAAGATTTGACGGGGTGTTAAATCAATTAACAAATGATGTTGATTATATGTCGATAAAAGAAAAATTAGAACACAACCAGCAATTATTTTTAGATCACAATAGGCACAGAGATATATTAATTAATATGTTAAAACAGATTGACAAAACATAGATTTAATGTATAATACATAATATGACAAGAACTACACGTTTAGAGATTAGAGACGAAGTAAACATCAAGTTTCACGACTTAGATGTTGCTACAAGACGCAAACTATCCGATACCTGTAAATATTTTTTACCGTATGCTTTTCACATGCCTGCTTATAAACTAGGTAGATGGGACGGATGTGTGAGATTTTGCGACATAGGTGGAAGAAGTTATTTAAACTTGCTTGATAAACTTATACCAGTAGTAGCAGAATTAGGTTACGATGTAGTCGTAGACGATAAACGACAGCATTGGGATCTAGCATTTGATAAAATAGAGCAAGATGCTTATGAAGAGCATAGTTGGCCTAAAGGGCATCCAGCAGAAGGCTTGCCTATTATACTCAGAGACTACCAGGTAGAAATAATTAACAAGTTTTTAGAAACACCACAATGCTTACAAGAAATTGCCACAGGTGCTGGTAAAACATTAATAACTGCCGCACTAAGTCACCAATGCGAGAAGTATGGTAGAACAATAGTGATAGTGCCTAATAAGGACCTTGTAACGCAAACAGAAGCGGACTACAAGCATTTAGGACTAGACGTTGGTGTTTTCTATGGGGACAGAAAAGAATACAATAAAACGCACACTATTTGTACTTGGCAAAGTTTAGAAATATTACATAAAAAGTCTAAGGCCAAAGAAGCAATAGATTTTGATATACACGCATTTATAGATGGTGTTGTATGTATAATGGTCGACGAAGTACACAAAGCAAAAGCAGATGTACTAAAGCAATTATTAAGTAGTGTATTTTCTAATGTGCCTGTACGTTGGGGACTAACAGGAACTATACCCAAAGATGAACATGAAAAAGTAGCATGTACTAGCACAATTGGTCCAATTATAGGTCAACTAAGTGCTAGAGAATTACAAGAGAGAGGCGTACTTGCTAACTTAGAAGTAAACATATTACAACTAGTTGATACACATGTCGGCTTTAGTAATTACGCACAGGAACTAAAATGGATCACAACAAACCCTGAAAGAATACAGTTTATGAGTGACATGGTTAATGGTGTAAAAGATTCAGGTAACACATTAATACTTGTTGATAGAATTGCTACAGGCAAGTTATTAATTGAACAGAATCCAGACTGGGTGTTTATATCAGGTCAAATGAAGGCATCAGAAAGAAAAGAAAATTACGACGAAGTAAAAGAAGCAGAAGGCAAAGTTATTGTTGCTACATATGGTGTAGCGGCAGTTGGTATTAATATACCAAGGATATTTAACTTAGTTTTAGTAGAACCTGGCAAAAGTTTTGTTAGAGTAATACAAAGTATTGGTAGAGGTATTCGTAAAGCCAAGGATAAGGACTTTGTAAATGTGTACGATATTACTAGCACATTAAAATATAGTAAAAAACATTTAACAGAAAGAAAAAAGTTTTATAAAGAGGCTCAATACCCTTATAAAATTACAAAAGTGGAGTATTTATGAATATATTAACGGTAGAGAATAACGTATACAATTTAGATAGTGTACCGGATCAAATTGACGACTTAAGGTATTGTGTGTTGGATGTAACAGATCCAGACTACTACGATTACTTTTGGCACCCATTGGTGTTCCTAGAAAGTTTTTATTCACCAGCAATGGTGTTAAACATAGGCGGCAATGAAATTCAAATGCCAATGGACTGGAGTATAGCAATATGTGACGATGACTGTCATTCTGAAATTGAGATAATACCGCTAACAAGCCTTAACAACAGAGGATTTAAGACACCAGTATTTAATCCAATGGATAATAAGATTCCAAAAATAGAAGAAGTGTTTATCACTAACATTTATCAAGAAGTAAAATGGTTCTTTCCAAAGTTAAAGCACGGACACTTATTAGTAACACCAATCGAAAGCAAGAATGTACCTAAGAGTGTACTGTTTGTTAAAGAAGCAAACAAGATACCAGATCCAGTAGATTTAAGTGACGTATTTTAAGGAGAAAAAATGGCAAAATATAGATATAGAATAGAAGGCGGCAGATACGGAGGCGAAACAGTAATTGGAGAAGTATCTAACGAATTTGTTAGAAAAGTAATTTCGCAAGATGAGGGCGATTTAGTCGATACTGTATTGTCATTCGACGATTGGGGCGGTGACGAAGAAA